AATGGTTAGCGGTTTACACTCACAACTGAGAAGTATTTTTCACCCGCTGCCGGTTCGATTCCGGCGCCTTGACGTGTGAAAGAATGTTTTTTGTAGGGGCGTGGCGAACGAGTCGCGCTCCTTTTATCTAAAAGATTATGGATACCCTTAGATATATACTTGGCTTTTTAGACTTATTAGCTCTTTGTATTATTAAGTTTGCCCTAACATTGGCTTTTATTGGAGTTATAATATATATTGTTAAGGCTGCCATTAAAGGTGATATGTAATGATAAAAGAAATAGTCACAGAAACGGAAATTGTTGATTTAGATAACTATCCGGAGGAGCTTGAAAAGATTGAAGAAGCATTGGATCAAAAGCTTAGGTTGATTTATTATAAAGTTTATCGATTGCAGACTTATGAAATAGACTTAATAAAAAAAACAGCCAATTGCGTTTGGTTAATAATGCCTAATAAAAAAACGCCGGCCGAATTACCTAAAACAACAAAACCTATCAATCAAATACGCCGATGAATAAATTTAAAGGCGCAAAACTTAAAGCTTTTAAAGATCCTAAAAAGTTTTTAGAGTTTATTAATCATCCGCTTATAAATGTAATAGACGCAAGTATAAAAGCAATAGAGCCGACCAATTGGAACCGTAACGGTTTTGTGGCTTATGTTTTGTACAAAGATGTAAGGTTTTTATTGCCAACAGATATTACAGGCAGATTAAAAGCGTCAGGAAACTATCAATATACACAAACAAAGATTAAACGTTGAATAAAGAAGTTTTCATATTTTTTGGTTAGTTAGTTAAAGTTGCCCGGTGCGTTTAGGCGTGCCGGGTTTTTGCATTATGAGTGAACGCAAAGAACCTATATTTGTAGTTAAGAACGGCATTGAAGTACTCAACGCAAAGTCCGGACTATGTATGCTCACTGGCTTTATGTTTAAGTCAAACGAATGGAGCAAACGAGAGTACGCAGAAGCGCGAAGGAAACGCGGCGTTGATTTGAACGAACGAAGGCGAAAAGGATATAAGGAGCAAATGAAGCGTAATGAGTAATTTTTTATTAAAATTGTAAACACGAATTTAATAAATAGATTTTAAAAATAAACAAACAATGGAAAATTTAGAAAAAACAGTAAGCCAAACAATAGTTGGTGCAAGTTTTAATCCTTCAAAAGATGACAAAGTAGCAAGAGCAAAGCAACTTTGCGCAGAACTCATTGACTTGGTACTGGAAAGTGATGCACCTAAATTGAATCAGTTTGATTTCGTACAACACACAATAGGCGAAATTCTTAATGCTCAAATGAATGCAGTTAAAGTTTTGACTTTAAAAAAATAGCACAATGCAAGACGATATTACGGTAACACAGGGTAACACGCTCGCAACGCTGCAAAGTATTGCGGGCATTATTAAACAGAGTATACAATGACACGAATAACAAAGCATCAGCCGCGACCGTGGCAGCCCGAAAGGAAGGCCCAAGAGAGGCGGCGCAATAATAACAACGAGTTCTACAACTCCCAAGCGTGGAGGAAGTATCGCCGCGCGTTTATAGATAACAATCCACTTTGCATTGTATGTGATGCGAACGGATTGTTTGTCGTTGGTACGGTAGTGGATCACATTGTACCAATAAATGAGGGAGGCTCTAAATGGGATATATCTAACCTGCAAACGTTGTGCGATAGTTGCCACGCTATTAAGTCAGGAAGGGAGGCCCACACCGGGCGCAAACGTCAAGGGGATGGGGGGTTCTAATCTCTACGCGATCCTGGGCAACACCGCCGCTGCCACTTTTCGTAGGGTCGGGCAGTGTTTTGGGCCTATGGTATTAAGATTAAGTCTAAACAAGCCGTAAAAACATGAGAAAGTTACCGGACAAAGTCAAAGAACAACGCGGCACGCTTAAAAAAAGCCGCGTCAATCCGGGCCAACCAATCGCCCGACAAATAACAACAATTCCAACTCCGCCTCCATCGCTACCGGAATCCGCGCATCGTATTTGGTACGATCAATGTACGAATCTTTGCGAGATGGGAATTTTAACCGCCGCCGACCTTGCATTAGTAGAATCTTTTTGCGTTGAAAAAATGAAGTACGACAGAGCGACCGAATTTCTCGAAACAAGCGGCCTTAAAAAGCCGGGAGATATGCTCGATTCCACAAATAAGGGTAATACTAAGATGGTGTCGTTGTATATAAAAATCCAAGATCAAGCGCTTGCCAATATGATTAAAATAAGTAGTCGGTTTGGTTTTGATCCGGTCAGCCGTACAAGTATTGGAGCGTCGGAAGTTAAGAACGATCCGTTAAGCGATTTAATATGAAAGCAGAGGAGGCGCGCAAATTAGTAGATGACTTTATTTCCGAAGGACTCAATCCGGAATCGGTGTTTAGTTCGTGGGCGCGCAAATTAGTAGCTCAACACGTTGCAGACCTGGAAGCGGCAAAGTCAAAAGACTATCCTTACTACTTTGACGAGGCCGCCGCGATGCACATTTTACAATTCTTTGAACACGTCCAATTTTCAGAGGGTAATTTTCGAGGGAAGCCGTTCGACTTGCACGGATGGCAGGCATTTACTTTGTGGTGCGTATATGGATGGAAGGTAAAGAGCAATGATTGGCGCCGATATTTTAAAGTATATATCAAAATCGCCCGTAAAAACGGAAAAACCGAGTTTTTATCCGGAATTGGCATCTACGGGCATCGCTTTGACAAATACGAACGCGACGCGCAGGTATATTGGTTTGCAACAGCTAAAAAGCAGGCAACTATCGGATTTAGAAAGCAGCAAGCAATGACGCGACTTTTATGCGCGAAGTCGCCAACCTATTCAAGTAAAGTTCGCGTCTATACGCATTCAATTTCCGATCGTGACGCCAACGGATTCACTTCCTATCTTGGCCGGGATTCAAAGTCAGAGGACGGAACCAATCCATTTTACGGTATTTGCGACGAATACCACGCGCATCCAAATAACGATATGATGGACGTAATTGAATCGGGTATGGGCGCGCGCAAAAGTCCTTTGATTTGGGTAATTACAACAGCGGGCAAAAATCCGGATGGCGTTTGCGCGACATTTGAAAAAACCTGTAAACAAATACTTGACGGAGTAATACCAAATCCAGGAATATTCCCTTTGATATTTGACATTGACCAAGATGACGACTGGCAGGACGAGCGGATTTGGAAAAAAGCAAATCCTTCGCTTGGTGTTTCCATATCTTACGACTATTTACGCCGCGAACTATCAAAAGCGCTCACGGAAGGAACAACCGCAAAAAACAACTTCCTAACCAAAAATTTAAACGTTTGGGTTACGTCGTTAGATAATTGGATTGACGATGCCGACTGGATGCAAGGTGCCGAGATAGTTAGCGAGGCGGAGTTAATTGGCCGCTCCTGTGTTGGCGGGCTTGACTTGGCTTCGACGTCAGATACTTGCTCTCTTATTTGGTTGTTTCCGCCGGAATCCGAAGGCGAAAAAATAAAGATACTGTTCCGGTGTTGGGTTCCGGAGGACGAAGCAATAAAAGTCACAAAGCTTCGCGGATTTCCCTACCTTAAATGGATCGAGGACGGCGAACTAACCGCAACGCCGGGCAACGTCACCGACTACGACTACATTTTAAAGCAAATCGACGACGACGCGCAAAAGTTTAAAATCCATTCAATTGCGTACGACCGTTACGGCGCCGGTCAAGTTTCCAAGCGTTTAACCGATTCCGGAATTACTGTTTCTCCTTTTGGCCAAGGATTTTTATCAATGTCGGCCCCCACAAAGGAGCTGGAGCGCCTAATTAAAGGCGGACAGATTCAGCACGGAGGGAACCAGGTACTAAGATGGATGGCATCTAACGCAGTTGTTCAGCGCGATCCATCCGACAACATTAAAGTCGTTAAAGACAAAGCATTTGGTAAAGTGGATGGAATTGTTGCGCTCGTTATGGCTCTTGGTCAATGGGTAACTTTTAAGGACGAAATTAACACGAATTACAACGTATTTACGATATTATGATAAACTCAAACAAAGTTGAGCTTTTAGGTTATTACGGATCGGATGAAACAATAGCGTTAAGCGCTTGGACTTCAACAAGTCGGGAACTATCGGACGAAAAGCGCGAACGAATACCGGCGCTAATCAATCAACTTTGGAACGCCGATCCGGTTCCGCACGGGACGCCATTTGAAAAAGGAATGGTGCATTTTTTGGTTACGGCCGACATTGCAACGCATATCCATTTTTTAAAGCATCGAATTAGCAGCATAAACGCAGAAAGTGCGCGTTACAAGGAATTGAAGGAAGATAAAGTTTTTGTGCCGGTAGATTTTAAGCACGCTCAATTAAATTATGATGAAATAACAGATCCGGAGGTTCACGAGTTTTTTGTACAGCAGCTACACGAACCGTATAACTGGGGCAGCGCTTTATCATTATTTAGCAACCTATCAAACGCGCTATACCATGAAGCGGTCAAACAGCTAACACCGCAACTTGGCAGAAAGCGCGCAAAAGAGTCGGCAAGGTATTTTAAATTGTATAACTCGCAGATAACCTTTGACGTAATGTTTAATCTTCGATCGTTCCATAATTTCTACACTCAAAGAGCCGACAAGCACGCCCAGGTAGAAGTCCGTGAAATTGCCCTACAAATGGTGGAATTGATTAAAAGCATTGAAGGCCAACCGTTTAAAAACACCTTAAAAGCGTGGGGCGTTTAGTCGAAGCCCGTGAATTTAAGAAACAATACGATGACGCCTGTATAAATGAACCATATAAGGCGCGGTATTTGATTTATAATGAATTAGAACAGGCATTTTTTGCGAAAAAAGGGCGTAAAAAATACAAGAATTACGGGGTTTTCCGGAAATGCCTATCTATTATGCGAAAAAACGAACGAAAAAAGGTCAAACGGCTATAATGTTACCCAAAAAAAGTGGTAAAACGTGCAATATGCTATCATATTTGCACAAATGGCACTATTTGACCAATTCAAAGCCTTAATCGGCTCAAAACCGGAACAGCGCTCTACGTTGTCGAATCCTTCAAGCTGGTTTATAGAATGGCTTAATGGCGGGCCGTCGGTCGCCGGTCAAAAGGTCAATCCGGAAACAGCGCTAAAAGTATCTACTGTTTACGCGTGTGTTAGCTTACTTTCTCGCACTATTGCGAGTCTCCAATTAGGGTTTTACAGGAAGTTAGAGGACGGCTCCGAAGAGATTACAGGCACTCCGGAACAGTACGCGGTTTGTATTGAGCCAAACGACCGGATGACCTCCTACACTTGGCGGAGTACGTTTATGCTTCATTTGATGATGAGAGGCAACGCGTATGCCAAATTGAAATTTGACCGCACCGGCCGCGTTTCCGGATTTCAAATACTCCATCCGGATTTTGTTGAACCGTACCTTTATAAAGGAAAAATATTTTACAAAAACA